GACCAGTAGTAACTTGTGTAAATCCAATATCAGTTACGTTTATTATTGAATCAGCTGCCACATTATCACCAATTCCACCACCATAAGAAAATTTAACAGTAAGAGTTGTATTTGAAGGAGCTTGACCATATGCTTCTGTTTTCAAAAAGTTTGCTGGATCAAAATATGTATCAAGTTTGCTTGGACTTCCAGGTAAAGTAGATCCAACTGAATTTGGATTCGGAACTATTTCTTCATCTGGACTATCTGATATACCACTACCAAATCTTAATTCTGTTGAACCATCCTGTAAAATATAAGTAATAAAGCGTCTTGGAGTCTTTTTTAATTTTAACAAATATGGAACTGTATCATTATATTGAACCAAACTTGGATCATTTGCTGCTGTATTTTCTTCTTCTATGAATGTGGTATTTTGTGCCAAATAAGGAACTTCGTACCAAACATTGTTATCACTATCTGTTACTGAAATTATCTCTATAATATTCTGTTGAGATAATTTTATTCTTGGATATGATTCAGCTGCACCAAATGTGAATGTGTCTGATTTAACATTTCCACTTTGTACTCTTACACTTTTTTGTAATAGATAAAATGAAGGAACTTTAGTTGTTTGGTTTACCTCATATACATCAATGGATAAAGGATCATATGAACTTGAATATTTAAAATTACAATCTTCTAATGTTCTAAATATCGTACCATTTTTTGCAGTAACTTGTGCACCTTCATTAATAGTCAAAGCATAGTTCATATTTGGTCTTACTGATTTTCCTGTTCCAGTTGCAGGAACTGTTTGGAAAATATCAATATTTGTAAAAGCTGGTTGAGTTATTTTTGGTTTATATCCATATACCTGAGCCATTTCATAAATAGTTTTTCTATCTTCTGCATAAGCCAATAACATTTCTTTAAATTGTGAATCTACATAATAAGAAAGAACATCACCAACATAAGATGTCATTTCAATAAACATCATACCAGGTGACGATTCATTAAAATCATTATATGTATTCGGATAGTAAGATTTTGCAAACTCTATCAAACCTTCTCTAAAAGCACCAAAATCTTTATTTATATATCTAACTTCTTTTTGGACTCTCGCCATTTTATTTCTCCACTAAATTATGTACCAGTAAGGAAACTTAAACTTACAGCATCATGAATTTCCGGATTCATACTCAGACTAAATTCAAGTTTAATGTTCAATTGGTTTGGTTCCGATTCATCTTGTTCTACAATTAATTCATTAACTGTTACATGCGGTAACCATTCTACCATTGCTTCCGATATTCTCTCTTCAACTGAAGTAATGAGTTGATCACTCATAGGTTCAAATAAAGTTAAAAGTAAATCACCACCAAAGTTTGGTTGGCCAACTCGCTCACCCCTATTTGTTAAAAGTAAATTTCTAATATTACTTCCTGTTTGTGAAAGAGTTGTTGAAGTTCCTGGAAAAAATCCCTTAACATCATCATATCGCATAGGTAATCCAAAACCAATTGTTACATCTGGATCTAAATCTAATTCTAATACACTCCGTGCTCTACCCATTGTTTACTCCATTATGGACGAAAATTTGTCCCATTCTTTTTCTTGTCAATTGCTTTCATAACTGCCGAATAATCTCTTGTTAATGCATCTGTTACATGGTCTGGAACTTGGTCAACTGAAACTCCTGCTTTCTTAATAGATTCTACTGCTCCAATTTCTCTTTTCATTTCCTTTGATACACCACCATTCCCTAAACCTGTAGCTCCTGCAAGTACATCATTTATCTTGCTGGTATCATAAACTCCACCACCCATCGTTGGATATCCACCACCTTCTCCCTGTGGAACTCCACCAACGGTTTCGTTCAAAACCCTATTGAGAGCTTTGTTTGTCGTATAGTTTACTTCCTTGTTAGGTTTAGTTTTATACTGATTCCTAACAGATACTTCAAGCTCTTTTTCTATTGTGGGGGATGAAACTAATTCGGTAAGTGAAGATGAATTTTCTTCTTTAATAAATATCTCATTCACCTGTTTTTTCACTTCTTTACGAACTACTGTTTCGATTATTTTTATTAGTTCTTGTTTCTTCATTATAGACTCCTATTCTATATTATTGTACTACTAATTACTCCTGGTATCACAGCTGGTGGTTTAATAACCGTTCCAGTAAAAATTGTTGCAAGAAAGGATGCGTAGATAAGTGTTGCCATACTATTACAAACATCTTCTATACTACCACCACCAAAACCAACTGCGGTTGATGGTGCAAAAATTGGTGGAACTACCATTACACTCGCTCCTATTGCTGAATGAGCTGGTGTTCCAAAATTTAACATTAAAGCTGTGGCTGAAACAATACCCGTTGTTATTTGTGTCATTGTCGGATCTTGTGCTTTAAAACTACCTACTATCGCTGCCTTCAATGGAGCTTTGGCCACATCAACACCACTCACCTTTAACTTCAAACCTAACGATGTTGGATCCGGTACAGGAACTGCAGGTGGAACAGGTGTCATTGCTGGACTACCAATAGGTATTATCTCAGCATCTTTCATAAAATCTATTATTGCTGTTGCCATTCCTTCAGCTGAATCTGATTGTGTTGATTCTCCATCTTGTGCTAATTTACTATAATTATCAACTAAAGCTGTTTTAAGTTTATTTTTGTCCAATGCCATTATTAGTCCGGTTTCATTAACATATCACAGAGTCTAGCTCTTATTGTTTCTACTCCGGTTATCCATGCCTCTACAGCAATTGTATTTGGGGGACCACCACTAACTGGACCACTTGGACCGGCTCCAGTTGGAATAGCTGATAAATTCAATATAACATCACCCAATTCTACAAATGAATTACAAATAGAATCCATTAAATTTGTAAGTTCTTCTCCATATACGAGATGTTGTTGTCCCATATCATCTCTACCGTTTACATATCCCGTTATACCTAAAGCCTCTCCACCTATCCGTAAAAACGAACCTTGATTATCTTTCATTCCTGCACAATCATCAAGATGTATTATTGCCCCATCACAAGATTCTAAATGTGCTTTGTCATCAAGTGTTAAAAAAGATGGGCATTGACTTGATAATAAGATTTTATCTGCCTCTCCTGATTCACCACCACCCAAATCAAGTCTTGAATTTCCTGGGGTAACTAAACTTATACCACCAGGAACCATGGCCATAGAAGTAGCCCCACCTGAATTCATTGATACACCATGATCTGCATCTACCGTATAACCCTTCTGTGTAGAAAATCCAATCCCATCATGACTAAACCCAAGTATCTTTCCTTTCTTTGTATTAAAGGTTATTCTATCAGAATTAATAGTAATCTGTTTTCCACCATCGATTGGCTGGTCATCTTCTTGTGTAGATGACATATATTCATGACTTAATGCATTTGTACCTTTAATATCCAGTTTAACCGATTGATCTGTTGTCATCCAAATTGAAGAACCATCCGCGTTTATATCTTCCTTAACTGGTTTTTTTGGTGATTCTTTTAAATTCTGTACAACTCCACTCTTACCAAAGGCATCTGCATCTACTAACTGACCCGTCCTAATAAGAATATTCGGTGAATCCGGTTTATCATCTTCATCTTCATGTGAATCAGGTATAATATTACTTCCAAATCTTATAGAATTGCCCCATCTACCTTGTAAAATACTATCACCTTGGTAGGGCCACAAATTTCTAATTTCATTATCAATTTCAAAATGTTCATAAATAAAATCTTCTTCTTCAATATCTTCTGGTCTAATGCCACTAAGTCCAGGACCAACATTACTATTTACATTATCAAATAGATTAAGAACGTTAATATAAAAATTTTGTTTATTAAATGATACGACAACTACATATTCTCCTCTCACGGGAAGTGGGTGAGAATTTGGAAATAGTGGTTTAACAGTACCCACATTAGTAAGTGGAGTATCAAATTGACTACTAACCATTCTTACAGTAACAGAACCAAGTTTACTCCAATCTTTACCACTGCCATCCTTTAACTCTGGAAGATCAGATTCTTTTAGGTGGACAGCTATAACTTCTCCCATTTCCATTTCGTAAAATTCATTTTCATTTGGACTTGGTATCAGACCCTT